CCCGTGTAAACAACGCGCCTTGTTACTGCGGTAATTGAATAGTCAGACATGACGAACCCCTACGATTTGCACCTTTATACACGACACGACCCTAATCCTCAACGTCATCGAATGACCTGAGACGGCGGGAAAATGAACGATTGATCTTGTTCTTTTTTAATCCGCTGCTCCATTCGCTTCAAATAGCCCGGGTTTAGGCCTTCCTGTAGCCTATAAATCACACCATAATCTAAAGCGGTTTTAGCCCACCATATGTTATTGCCGGGAGTATTATTGATGACAAATTTTACAGCCGACCCAGCCACATCGTCCCCTTTCATTGCTCTGCCATAAAGATCAGCCAAGGATGACAAATTGGAGAATGTCGGCCCAAGAAATGTTTCGAGAGGACCAGCGCCATATCTCGACTTCATCTCGCCGAACAGGAAGTCGCCGTAAATACCGGCTCCGCCGCCCTGCAACATAGCAGCTTTAACTAATTCAAGATAACCTCTGGCATCCTCTGGCTTGCGAGGCTCTTTACCAGCCAAGATAGCCTTAGCGTTCATTGCGCCATAACCAAAGATAGTTGACCAAACCATCACTTGCATAAGTCCGGTCATTTCTCCGTTGCCGTTTCTAAGTGCTTGCCCAAGAGTGTCGGAGCCGCGACCATAAATTTCACGACCCAAAACTTTTTGAACAAACGCTATTGGAAACGATTTATATTGTCCTACAAATTTTAACACCTCACCAAGCACCGTCCCCGGTTGATGCCCTTGGTTCATAATAGATTGCGTTCTGGCATCCGGTTCAAGAACGGCATATTCAGCGCGGTCAGTAAAATATGTGCGCCATTGTGTTTCAACTTCACGCTTTAATTCAGCAATAGCTGTATCGCTAGGCTTTACATTTCGTTTTGTTAGATAGTCGGCAAATACTTGATCTGGCAAATCAGCAATTTTATTTGGCAGCAAATATTCTTTGCCATCAGCACCAATTTTACCAGTTTGACGGAACATATCCCATTTATCTGAATCAATACCATAAAGACTATATACTCGCCTTGTATCTGGATTTAATTCATCAAATGTTTTTCCTTTATTAATTGCAGCCATATGAGACATAGTTCTTGACACTGTTGCCTTAAGAACCTCTGTCCAATAAGACATGCCGTTTAATTTAAAAAATAACTGCATACCTTTTGAAATTGCACCCGGAGCCCCGTCTTGAGAAATAAATCTTGAGTGCATTTCTCCAATTAACGACGGGAATATAACGCCGATTGCCGCGTCAATTTCTGCAAGTTCTTCAGCGCTACGGAGTCTGTTACTGATGCCAATAAAGCGCCACCAAGATCAGCCATTGTTTGGATAGCACGAACACCAGATGAAACTTGTGACATAAGATCATTGATTGGAACCCTTGTTGTCCCATCAACTTCTGCAAACCTATTAGATAAAAATCCTTTTACAGCATTATCAAAGTCGCCCTTAGCCTTACCGTCCAATGTATTTAAAATCATTCCAGTAATGCGGTTAAAGTTATCTTTAGGATTTGGACCAAATACACGCATTAATCCTACGTTTTGAGACGTTACGCTCATCTGTCTAATAATTGTTTCAGACAGGCTACCAGTGCCAAATTGCTGGTTATATTCATACCAAGAGTCGGCATCTTTAAAATGCAACACACGATCTTGGCTTGCTTTCTTCCCAAGGTTAGCAGTTCCGCCTTTAAACCCTGTAACATTTTCTGATGTTTTTAAATGTATTCCACTTATAAAATTATTATATATTTTAGCCAACACTTCACGCGGCTTTTCACCCTCAAATGTTCTATCAATATCTAACTTTGGCAAAATAAAATCTATCCAAGCCTCAAGCCCAGCCTTTTCAATGCGCCCAGAATCATGTGACTGGCGGCCCATATATCCTTCAAGCATATCAATATTGGCACCTGACACATTGTAATCATGACGCATTAATTCAAAATATTTCTTAATAATTCTTGACGTTTCCAATACTTCTTTTGAGCCGTTATATGGTAATTCTTCTTTGCGATTTACTGCAAATAGAGCGCGATACAACTCACGGTCAAAATCACCGCTTGTTAATATAGAATTTAAATTTCTTGTTTGGAGTTCTGTTACAAGCCCACCAGCATATTTATTAAATAACGTTTTGGAAATTGCAGCGGCACTAAATCGAGACCCCATTTTAGCCTTATTGACGCCGACCAATAGCGCCTCAATCCCAAGGGCTGGGTTGTCAGGAAATTGTGTTTTTATAAAATCTACAGCTTCATTGCGAAGTTTAAATTGAATATAAGCATTGCGTTTTTCAATAAATGCCGCAGTTTTTTTCTCAAGTATCATACGTTCTTTGGACCGACGGATAGCCTCATCATAAGGCCCAGAAGCATTTTCCGCTTCTCTTACACGTTTTTGCACGTCTTCAAATAATGTAATTGCCTCGTCATCCGTTAATTCACGACCAAGCGCTTGAGATGCTTCTGCTATACAAGGATTTGTAGCCATTATATTCCCTTCCTTACAGAGCAGTTAAATGCGGACTCAATAGCTTTTGAAAAATTGTCAGCTTCCGTTACCAAATTATCAATTTGATCTAACTCTTTTAAGTCGCCTTCAAGCCCGCGACGAACGTAATCTGACCGTATCATTTGCTCATATTCTGTAGCTTCTTTTTGTGCAGTTGGCATATCTATATTTCTGTCTTCCATCTTGCTAACCAATTTAAATATTTCATCAGCCCTTTTAACTGTCTCTAAATCGGCAAGACGCATCTGGCTAATTTGCACTTGCTCTTGCGCTGCTTTTTGAATTGCAGCAATCTGTTCTGCGTTTGGTTCGGTTAAGGGTATAGTTTGCGTTGTATTGCGTTGGTTTAATTCAAATTCAACGAAATCGGGGTTTGATTTTACTGCTTCCAAAAATCTTGGATCAGGGTTTTCAAACAAAGCAAATTTTAATTTTCCATCTTGTAAAAATTGAACAGGCGTAATGTTTCTATCTTTTAATGATGTGATTGACTTGATGCCTTTTTTAGCTGCTCGTTCTGTATCAAATGCAATAATGCTACCATTGCCGTCACGCAGTGGCTTATCGGCAAATTCACGAAGTAAAACAAACCTTCCATCGCCCGTCTGTTTAATTGCCAGCACTTCTCCTGTCCGGCGGAAAATAGTTGATTGTATTTTTTCAGCCTCAGAACGAGAAACAAATGACCTAAATTCACCAGTCCCGGTTAAACTAGGAGCAAGAGTTAATGACGACAATGATCTTGGGTTTGCTGTTGAAGCTATTTCTGGCCCGGGTTCGTTTGGTTTAATTGTCAGAACTGGCGGCGATAGTGGGTCAAACGGAATTACTTCACGCCCCGTTACTGTAATCTGTTTTGTCGGGTCAATTAAATTACTATTTGTATGTAATATTGTGTTCCATTGACGATTTAAAATTTCATAATTTGGATCAAGTTTTAATATACTTTCAACATTTGGAAGATAACCATTCATTACCTGACCAATGGCAACTTTAGAAGCTGCGTTTCTTAAATCAGGATTAACTTTTGTTAAAATTTTTCCGTTGCCATCCACTGGTTCGGCAAGTTGTATTGGCTTATTTTTCATTAATACGTCATGTAATGAGCCAACTCCAGCATGAAGACCGGCACTCAATACACCGCCAAACATAATATTTTCTAATACATTTCCTAATGTATAGTCTCTTTGTTCATAAAGAGAAAGTCCATAATTAGCTGGTTCAAGTAATGCAGCACCAGCAGCGCCCTCTACAAAACCTACACGGGCTCTTGCAGCCGCTCTACCAAACCGTCCGACTGAATTTGCTAGCAAAGCTGAATATCTTGCTTCGCCGTAAAATGGAATAAAACCTGATGCTATATTCAATGGGTCTAATGCAGCTACGGCAAAAGAAGTTCCAAGCAATGCGGCCTTTGACGCAAATCCATCAGGCGCTCTTGCCAAAACTGCATTATATCTATTTTGATTTTGTTGTATTTTGACCAGATAATCAAATTGATTTTGAGTTAATCCTTGCTCTGGAACATCTAACTCAAGCTCTAAATCTTTTAATTGTGTAATAAGTTCAGATTTAGGAACCAATGGGGCATCACTTGTTTGCCCCTCAATAAAATTTCCAACAACTCGACGCAAAGCCGGTGTTGGATTTTCCATAAATGTTTTTTCTGCCGTTACACGTGTAGCTAGACTCAAAGAAGATGGCAATTCTTCTAAGAATGATTGGCCGTCATCAAGGGTTGTGTATAAAGGCATTAATCTATTATTCCTTTATTAACTTCATACGCAAATAATCTTTAGATTTAATATTATAACTAATGAGTATCCTATCTCTCATCTTTATATAATTTGCTTTTTGCGCCTCATTTCTTGTTTCAACTTCTGACGGTAGGTCTGCAATGGCTGGTTTATTTAATTGATCCCATGTAATTTCAAAAATAGAACCGTCTTTAAACCGAACTGGTTTTCCAGTAGCATCTATCATTCTTACGCCATAGCGGTCATCGCTTGTGTTTACAAACCCGCCGCTTGATCGCAGGCTATCAAAATATATATCAGCTTCTTCATCGACAGTTAATCCCTGTGACTTGCTAGTTAGCCCCTGAGGAATCATTATTTGATCTCTAAAGAAATCAATGTTTGCTTTAATAAGATTAGCATTTTCTTCAATAATTTGAGTTGGCAAATTTATTCCTAATGTTTTAGGAACACGGAAGCCCGCCGCAAATCCATATTGATTTTCAATTATGCTCCCATATGCTTTTTGTGATGCGTCTGCTTCACCCATGCCTTGTTGCATATAAGCCATTGTAAGCAAAACAGTTGAGTCTAATACAGACTGTTCAATAGCAGCGCCGTCCTTAATTGCCGGGGACCGTAAAGACAGTCTAAAATCTTCCATTAAACCGGAAACGCGGCTTACAATGTTTTTCTTTTCGCCTGAATATACTTCCATCAATGCTTTTTTATTTTCAGGTTGCGCTGCTTGCGCCAAAACTTGGGCAGCGCGGCGAGTTTCCAATGATGATGACATATTGGAAATAATTAACAATTCAGTTCCCAGTTTCATTTCTTTAACAAGGTCAGGCCAAACGCCTCCCCAGAATTGAGACTCGTTCATAAAAAAGTCTGCGGCGTTTACGCCACTTTTTAACTGATTGTTAAATACATCTCTATAAGTTTCTACCCAATTTTTTGGAAAATAATTAACATCCCCCGGCAATACACCAGCTTCAATCTGACGTTGTTTCGTAGCCTCTATGTATTCTGACATTGCGCCAGCAACTATAGATGGATCAGAAGTTTTCCCTTCATTTAATTTTGCAGATTCTTGTGCTTTCTTTTCTAATGCGTTTGTCCAAGCAGTATTAACTTCTGCAAACCTCATAGAATAATCGGCCGAATCTTTTTTAACTTGCTGCTCAATATTGTCATTTACAGATTTAATTGCATTATATCGAGCCAGCCCGTCTTCATCGACAGCTTGTTTTTTTGATTGATCTAATAATTCATCTCGCGTTTTTTTTGATTGATACATCATTTCATATGTAATTTGAGACGTTAAATTTAATGATGCACGCTCTCTTAACGCTAATTGTCTTTTTAACTCATCTTCTGGATTTGGATAAGAAGCGTTAATTTCATCTTCTGTAGGAATTGATGTTATTCTATTTCCAGCCGAAATTGCCGCTTTAGCGTCTTTCATTTGCTGGTCAATAATTTGTTGGTTAATTTTTATTTGGCGATTAGGAATTGTTTCAAGATGGTCAATTCTTGTTTTAACTTTTGACAATAACTCAATACGATCTTTTGGATCAGTAATAGCAAAATCAAATTTACCTGACCGAATTTGTAAATCAAGAACTTTAAGATCGTTCAAGCCACCTTTAATAACCACTTCTTGCCCATAACGTTCCGCTCCTTCTTTCAAAGAAGTTTGAATGTCTTTATAGGCCGCCTTACGCTCTTTTACTGGGAGCGCATCTGCTCTAGCTTTTGCCTTTTCATATAATGACTGGATTTGTGCAGCTTCATCAATTTTAAATTTTTTACCCATGTCATCTACGACAATAGGACCGGCTGCAAAAATCTGCACAATGCCGTTTGTAACGCCAACTTTATTGGCTTCCGCTATGGCTAATTTTTGTTTTTCCAAAGCCTCGGATGCTGCTGCCTTAGTTGCGGAAACAAATAGACGATTACCAGACAAGGCTAGATCAGCTTCAAGAGATCGAGCAATCATAGGGTCAACATCAGCAAGCGCCGACGAATACCCCTTAATCAAAGCGTTGGTTTGGTTGGCAATATCATTAATTTGAATCTTACCGGCAGACACATCTTGCTGAAGTTGCGCCATCTGCATATCAGCGGCAGCGGCAACATTCTTGGCGAGAATACGGCTTTGCGCTTCATTAGCTGCGCGACCGAATATGGTTGTCTTGTCAGCGATAGGCTCTAGCGGTTTGTTATACAGACGCGCTTCTTCAATTTGCTGGATCGTAGGCGCTTTATCTGCGGCATATTCTTCCGCCTGAGCTACCGCCTGAACCTTTGCTTCTTGAATATAAAAACCTGTCATCCGGTCCATCTGAGCAGACAACTGGTCAAGCGGTGCAGAGACATCACGGAACTGACCCTGCGGTGTCCCTACCGCAATTCCGCTGGACTGATAACGAGGAAGTTGGGCCATGTTAAATCCTAATATCCGTTAAGACTTTTAAACCGTGCATTATTTAAGTTCAATGAACCACTACCAAGCGCTGGGCCCGTAGGAGGCCCGCCGATTTGTCCAATCTGAGAACCAGTCGAAAGCAATGTGCCAAATGCCTTGATATAACCAGCCTGTGCAGCGGCATCACCTTGACGGCGCATCTCAGTCGCATTGATCTCGCCACCAAGCAAGGACAATGTAGCGTTGTCTTCCGTCATCATTTTTTCTTCAAGACCTTGACCGAACGCATACTGAGTCAATGCCAGTGCAGAACCGCCAAACGGATCGACGCTACCAGCCGCAGCACGAGCCCGGATTGTAGCCGCCGCAGCAATAGCACCGACAGCACTCACCGCCGATGATGCAGCCGCTAAGAGGATTGGAACGCTAAAACCCATCTTATTGCCCCATTGGAACGCTTACGCGATAATCTAGGAATAGAAGCGTCATCTTTAATGGCGCTGTCTGCGTTACAGTAACAGACCCTTCATAGTCATATCCGAGCAATGGACCAACTCGTTTTAAGCCGGTAAACTCATCGACAGGACTATCAAGGACGTTTGTATCAAATGTTCTGAATGGTATCTCTACGCCACCGATGCTGGCATTTTGAGTCTCATAAAACTCTGCCGCCACCTCAATGATGCGCTTCCTAAAGCCACGCAGATTGCCGGTGTTAAGACGAGGTTCAAGTGGCATTGTTGCAACGGTAACAGTGTAATCTACGCCGACAGTAAATGATGTAGAAGATGAGCGATCAAACGTAATCAGGCCAACCGACGAAGCCGTTTCATTCGATAAAAGCACACCGTCCGCAATGACCTTGACCGTCTTGGCAGCCAGATTGCTTGCCGTTACAGATGCAGCAGCGCCGCCGCTGACAGCATTATCGAGAGTAATACTACGATCAAACTGTTCGACATGATATTTAGTCGAGCCATTAATCGTTCGCTGGACGACAACATATATAGTATCGACATCGACTGCGACCGCCTTGAATAAGCCATCTGTCGTAAACCTAGAGGGAGCAATAATATCCTGAGAACGCAGAACTGAGTAAGCCGTGAATGAACCATCATTGTTCACCAACATAAGCAAGTCAGCTTCGTCAGTGTCAGTTGCACGGCGCAAGGCAAGATCAATCGGCGTGTTAATCAGATGACCTGATAGGACAGAGATATTATTAGAGATGTAGGTAGCCTGAGCATCCGTATAGATAAACTCCTTTACGGTCTTACCACCGCGCTGCACATAGAGCGTTCCAGCTTCAAGACCTACAGGAGGCACACCTTCAAGCATACCGTTTCTAGTAGCCACACGAACCACAAATGCAGTTGGAGTGAGCGGATCACCTAGACCCTGCGGAACGTAGAACTCAGCGCCAGTCGTAAAGATTTGCAAGTCGCGGCCAGAATAAATATCAATGACAGCATTGAACTGATCGACATCTAACGTGGCTTCCAGCCCGTCATCATCGTTGCTTTGTTGTTTGTCAAAGTTAAATACGTCACCTACGCGGCTGCCCCAGATCGTCGATGGTCTGGACTTAGAGCCGCCAAAGAATAGCCGCCCCTCGTGGAATGTAACACTACGAGGCCACCCTTTTGTTGAAGACCATACGTGTTCATACCCACGCTCAAGCTCCCATTCACCGGAAGCATAAGCAGATGTTTGGCTGAACGGAATTTCTACTACAGCCTTTACCTTAGTCGTGCTGACATAGGTAACGATACGAGCGCGGCCATATCCGTAACCGTCTTTAATATTGATATATTGCTCAACATCAGTCGATGCGAATGTGCCACCAGCACAGGTCAGTTCAATAAATCCAGTAGAAGCTGATGCTGTAAGTGTAGTCGATGGGCTACTTGTTGTAATTGAAAACGCATAGTGCGGCTTATAAGTGAACGCAATCGCGCTCAATGTCCAAGATGAGTCGTTTGCGCCACGGACTAGCTTTAATGGCTCTAAGTCTTCATGCACAAAGATCATCGTGTCAGCCGACTGAGCGTATTTTAGATTAGGTAAAATAGCCGATGTCAGCGTAGAGGCGGCTAGATAAGCATTACCTGAACCATTAATATTTGTAATTAACACGCCATTCTTAAAGATATAGATGCGCTGGTTGACGATTGCGAACATATAAGAGTCGGCAACAGAAAACTCGAACGGCACTAGAGACACACCGTTGGCTGCGCTGGCCGGTAGATCGTAGATGAACTTAAGACCCGGGCGACGACGAACACCACCTTGCGGGATGACAACAACATTCTCAGCCGTCTTCAAAGCGGAGTAGTATTGGTTAAGGTCAATACGGCCACGCAGAAGCGGATCGACCTCTCCGACTGTAAAGTTGGTCTGGATGTTGAGGATTCTAGTCATCAATACCTCACGGCGACGAGAGAATAGTCCTCAATCACTTGGTTAGGCTGGTTCTGCGAGTCAATCATGCTTGCCTGACGGAAGTATCCGCCACGACCATTATCCATTGCCGAACCGACCGCCATGTTTGACCAATACTGGCTTTTGGAAATCTGGTCAGTCACCGGCTCCGCAAAGTGCCAGCACAGGAAATACTTGAGCAGTTGGACAAAATACTGAGGCAAGGCATCTTCCGACACATCATACTGATAGTCGATCCAGATTGACTCGTAGTTCGTCTGTATCTTGTTACCAATCTTTTCCCAGCCCGTTACCGGACGACCACCGGCTGATGTCGTGATGAATAGCGCACGAGCCCCGGCAATCAGATCGCCCGGCAAAGCGTATTCATACTTCCACTCGGTAACAGGCGTTGTTTCCAGCCGAGCCAGTTGGACCTTCTTCATCGAGAAAGACCAAGGATACATCGACAGGAGCATAACCTTAATATCGTCATAAAGACGGTCGGTGATCTGTGCAGCCGATGAACCGTCACTGAAACTGGTAATAATGTTGGCTCCCAACATAATAAGGGAGTCATTACAGATTTTAAGTTTGGTATCGCCGGTTGCCATTCGAGAACTCCGAAGCTGCGATATTTATATTATGAGTTGCTCAAAGAAGAAAGCCCCGACTCGGGTGACCAAATCGGGGCTCTCAATACTCAAAAGGACACTGGATTAGTCAGTATCGGTCGCCGAGATGGTCGTGCCGTCAGCAATGTCGACGGTCGTGCCATTGTTCGAATTCACATACGAGATGACGAGCGAAGGTGTCGTCGTGTCGTAGAGAAAAAGAACGTCACCGACTTTTACGATGGACGCGACTGAATTGAAGTATGCAGCCGTGTTCATTGTAGCCTGTGTATCGGCGGACTTGTAGCTATACAAAGACGGAGCATTTCCGGCCTTGTTAGCTGCGATAGTGTTCCAGCCAGCAGAATCAAAAGCCATAGTTCAATCTCCTTCTTACGATTCGCGGCAGGTGATCTTGACGATGCCTTCGTCGTCAATGGCGACTGCACCGGCAGAGAACATGGAGTTTACGAGGAACGATGTCTTTTCAGGGACATAGTTGATCTCGGTGCGCTGGCCCATGCCGATACCCATGCCGACTGCATCGCGGTGGAACGCATAGCAGGTGCGGTCAAGAGAACCGTCAATCGGCAAGCCGCCTTCTGAGCGGTCACCAATCGTCACGAACTTGAAGCCGAGGAAGGTGTCGATTTCGCCCGAGACGAGTGCGCGGACTGAGTTGAAATCAGCCGATGTCGTCTGAGTTTCACCGAGGAGACCTTCAAGGCCCGAAGCCGAGATAATCATGCAACGACCGTCCATTGGGACGTTGTTTGCATCGAGCAACTTCTTAGCACGGCGGAGTTTTGCAACGTTAAGGTTGCTGTCCGCTGCACCGATGTCGTTCGAGACCGTCAACGATGTGCTTGAAGCTGCAAGCGCGTCGAGGATGATCTGGTCCATACGGCGGCCAATCGCGTTCGACACGACCTGAACAAGTTCACGGCGCTCGTCGAAGTTGACTTTTTGCTGATGGAAGATGTCGCTGTATTCGGCAGCGTTCCAGTCAGCCATCGTAGCGGTGACTTGGGAATAGCTGACGTTAAGCGGCGAAACATCGGTCTGCGGGACACGGATTGTGGCCGAACCCTTGCCGATTTTCGGGAACTTTACTGTAGAACCTTCGACACCGTTGCGCTCACGGACGAGGCCAGCCAAAGCGCGTGACGCTTGATAGGCTTGCTTTACTTCCGCGTCGAACAGCGTAACAAAGGCATTAGAAATTAACTGTGCCATTTGGATCGCTCCGTTCGAGGTTAAGGTTTACTCACGCAACGGTTATCCTTACGGGCCGTTTACTTGGGATTTTGTGGTTCCCCAACCATAATGCCCGGCCTTTCGGTTATCGGACGGGTGAATATTTAGTCCACCCGCCCAAAAGTGTCAAATTAACCCGGGATGGCTTCGGCGAACATACGCTCTACCTTGCGTGTGAACGCCATATCCTTACCATATCTAGGGTCTCCAACCATGGCATAGAGATCATCCCGTGATACAGACTGGTCAGTTGCAACACCGGCAGTCGGGATGGCCATTTCACCAGATGCCTGACGAATTTTATTGAGAGCAGACACAAAAGCCGCCGAGGTGGAGGCTTGAGCAACAGCGTTCAACTCTGCTTCGTTCAATATGGACCGGCCAAGTTTGCCGAGCCACTGGTTGTTTGCCTTAATAATGTCATCAGCGCGATTGCCGAGTTTCTTGAGTTCGGCTTCCCGATCTACTTGAATTTTCTCCAATGCACCGGTCACGTTATCAAGATACGACTTAGCAATCTTCTCGAACGCATCCTGAGATAGCCCGAGTTCTTTCGCAGTTGCAAGATAGCTTTGCAAAACAGGGTCATCATCAGGCACATTAGCCGCCTTGAATGTCTCTGTATTGTATTTGCCGTCCTTTGGGGCCTTATGTTGGCCCTGAGAGAACTTTGCCCTAAGTTCAGTGTAGGACTTTGCTAGGGCTTCGACATCTGGACCGTCAGCATCAGACCAGAAATTCTCTGGCCAATAGTCTGGACGCTCCAGTTTCTCGTCTTCTTCCGGTTGTTGAGCCGCTTTTTCTTCGTCGGTAAGTTCACGATGTGGGATTTCTACCTCAGTTTTCGTCTCAACCTTATCAGCTTCAGGAGTTAACAGGCTCTGGTTGTCGGTTTGGCCATCGGCTTCACCGGCCTGAGTTGTCTGATCTTCCGTCATTAAGTCCTCGCTCGTTTGATACGCCCTTCAATTTGACGAACAACGCTGTTCTGACCCTCACGGTGGAAGCCATGAGACGCATCATCACCCGGAAACCAAGTCGGTTGGTCTAGATACGATTGTCGTAGGTCAGCCAGAACTTTAGCGCCAGCTTCGCTTTGGAACACCAGAGCGTAAAGGGTGTCCAAATCTCTTTGTTTATTCGGTCCATTATTTTCGTCAGCCATTCATTCCTCATTGCATTGCCCTCATCAGTGCTTCCTGATTACCGGCTTGTTGCGGCTGCATTGGTTGTTGCTGTGCAGCCATTTGAACCTGTGCGGCCTGTTGTGCAATCTGCTCACGCTCGTCTTGAGTCGTAAGCAATCTTGCCGGGATGCCTAGGCGTTCTGCTACATAGTCAATAATCTCGTCACGCTTGATCGTAATCATGGCTTCTGGTCCCATTCCAGCCACAATTTGAGCAAACTGCATGACATCGTTCAGTTCATCCATATTCTGCGCTTGGGCAAGTGGGGAGATTGGGACGATCTTGACCTCTCCACCGTTAACCTTGAGAGGCATATCAATCAGACCAGTCTGATCCATGATAAAGAGAACGCGCTTCACAATCGGGATCATAGCCTCGGTAATAAGACGACCAAAGGCGGCACCAAGGTTTTGAGCCAGTTCGTTTCTGCGCTGCACAACTTCGGTAGCCGACCGAGCCGACATATTGTCAGGTGGAAGCGTGTCATCCAGAAGCATCTTCTTGATGTTCATACGGACATCATTGATGACGATCTGGGCTACGTTGAAGTCAGATGCTTTCGGCAACGGCTGTAGGCTTGGACCTTGAGGACCACCGTTACGAGCCACAGGCACAATAGCACCCGGTTCGATACGGATGTTCTGCGGGTTGATTACACCATCATCTGCCGCTGTATAGACACCGGACACCGCCAGAGCAGCGTTCTTAAGCAAGAGTTCAAGCGTTTTATTGAGCGTCTTAACATCTGGCATAGCCGTGATGAGCGGCCCACGGCCATAGACCTCGCCAGCTACTTTCATGTAACGGGTCACGATCCAAGGCGATACCTTCATCGTCCGATAGACGAGTTCTGCCTTTATTTTCTCATGGATCACATGGTAGCAATAGGTTGCATCATCCTTGTTATAGACGGTGGCTTCGAGAAGTTCGACTTCTTCTGTCGGCTTCCGATTGATCTGCTCTTGCAAGACTGGCGGTATCTTGGCATCCGACCATTGCAATGAGATCGCATCACCCTTGAGACGCATCTTGCGATAAACATTATCGACAGTCCCGTGCGGCCCTTCTTCGAGAGACACGAGATACTGCGGCACTGCGGTGAAGCGGATAGGTGAGTCTTCGTCGCCCGGCTGGATCAGCATGACTGCCGTGCCGACTGCAAGATCAAGCAAGAACTCTGACATAGACAGGTCAAAGTTCGTTTGACGCAGCGTGTTGAACATCCGTTCACGGTAGAAATCCAGAACTTGCTGAATTTCAGCGCGGCGTTCTCTAGGAATTTCATTACCGGCTTGCAGGGCGCACCAAGCACGGTAGGGTGGAAACAGGCTGGATTGGATACGATTAGCGAAACGCTGGGTCGAATGGATGGCGGTCGAATCGAAGACCTTGCTCATCTTCTTTTGGCCCGGCACACCGCCTTCGTAGAAACCATCATAAAGGTTTCTCTGTGGAAGTGCGTATTCGTAGCACTCCTGATAAATCGTGCGCCACTGGTCTTTCTTGGAGGAGGCCAAGCTAGCGCGTTTAATTACGTTTTCTATACTCATCTTGGCCATAGTAACCTCACTTCTTCTTTGACTTGCCAGCTTTCGACAAAGCAATCGCTACTGCTTGCTTCATCGGCTTACCACTTTTCATCTCGGTTTTGATGTTCTGAGAGATAACCTTCTGGGACGAACCTTTCTTAAGAGGCATCTTTTTTCTCCTTCCGCATTGCGGCCCTGATATTGTCGATCATGTTGGGATAGGGGCGACCGGCTTTCTTTGCCATTTCTTTAGCGTGTTCTTTTTGCTCTGCGGTAAGCTTCTTGCTCTTGCCGAGAGACTTCGGACGAGGCTTATCCCATACTTCTTTCATGTTCAGTCCTTCATCTTCTTGATGCGTTCGCTGAGAGCAGACGCTTTCTTCTTGGCATCTGCCGTAGAACTGGCTCCCCAAGCCCGGAGTGCGAGCAATTTGCGAGTTGGCTTGCCCTTCTCGTCGTAGTCTGGACCTTTGACACCAGCCATACGCGCTAGGAAGCTGGCCTTGCGACCGAGTTGCTCACGCGATTGAGGCGCGCCCTTTACCGGCGGCTTGAGATTTGAGCCTTCTTTACGCTTGAAGTAAGCGCGACCGGCTGCGTTCAGGCCACCTTGCGGGTTCTGGTATCTCTTAGCGACCATTAAAGACCACTGAGTTTGGTTGGCAGACCAGTTTCAGGAGCAATACGTTCTGGCGAAAGCAACTGACGATAGCCACCGCGTGTGCGAGCGCGGATTGATGCGGCCATTTGCTGACCGGCAGCCGCTTCTTGAGCCGCAATGCGCTGCTCTTGCTGTTGTTGCAGTGCAACTTGCTTCTCTTGTGCAGCCGAAGAACCGCCTCCGCCGCCGCTAAGACCGAGAGCCTGTGCTATGAAACCCATGATTCAACCTCGCAAATATGTGACAGTCACAACCGTCAGACGCATAAGACCGTAAGAAAGCCTCTCTGGTAAACCCAATCGTCTTGGCCCACCGAACCGCTCTAGGATTATCATTTCTTACAGTTATCTGCAAACGCCTTACAAATGTCATGCTAGATATAAATTTTATCATGTTTTTACTACATTTCGTCATCTCAACTGGCTTTTTCGTCACATAATCAGCATCTTTAAAAACTGTCACTTCCCAATTCCCATGCCAGAGCGGAAAAAATAAATAGCAAAGGATAGGTTTCTCTCCGTCGAATACGGTGAATGAGAAGAACCGTGACGCATATTCCGAGATGATGGTATCGAAGTCCTCATAGGCTGCGATGGTATTCATATCGGCTTGCCACAAACGCATGGCGCGGATGTGTTTCACATGAAACTCTTTGATTTCGTAGTGGTCCGGGAAGTTTGCACTACGGATTATGTCAGCGTTGGGCATCATGCGAAGATGTCAAAGTCCGTTTTTGCGCTGGTTTGCATAGGAAGTCTGCCGCCAATCTGATGGCCACGGGTCAGAGTGCGGAACTCGCCGCCGCCGAGCATAAGATACCCGAAAGCGTCACCAATA